CATCCAGAGGAGCCCCCGTCATAGGCTTGCATGTAGACATCCTTGAACTGTTCCCAAGTGACATCATCCCCGACATTACAGGTCTTACTGCAAGCGCTATCTACATACTTGGAGGCAAGGTTGAGCACACGCACATGGTCGAACACCGATAGTGCATCTGCTGCCATACCTTTGACACCAAACTCACGGACACCATAGTCTTCTACTCGCTCTACCCGTGGACCATCGAAGGTCTGGATGGTGCGGTCATAGTAGTGGCTAAACACTGGTTCGATACCAGAGGACACATTGTCTGCTGAAAGACTGATTGTGCCTGTTGGTGCTACACTGAGTAGGTGGCTGTTGCGTATGCCATACTCACCAATGTCATATCGTATGTCGCTTGGTAGCGTCTGAGCAAAGTCACTGTCGAGTAGTACATGGCTATACAGTGGGAATGGACCCTTCTCTTTGGCCAGATCAATAGACGCACGGTAGCAACCGTCACGAATGGTACGCATGATCTCTTCCATGGTGTCAATGAACTCAGGTGAGCCATACGGGAAGCCCAGCGCCTCAATGGCATTAGCTACTCCAGTGACACCCAGCCCCATGCGGCGCTTGTCTTTGGCTTCTTTCTCCTGTGCTGGCAGTGGGTAGACTGCACGGTCCACCACGTTATCCATGGCACGGACTACATGCGGAATATCAGCCTTTAGCTTCTCATAGTCGAAGGTTGCCTTGTCGCCACTTTGGATGCCGTTGTGCTTAACGTACTTCACGAGGTTGAAGCTACCAAGGAGACATGCGCCATTAGGTGGCAGCGGCTGTTCACCACAGGGGTTGGTGGCTGCAATGGTCTCACAGTAGTGTAGGTTGTTCTTCTTGTTGATATGGTCGATGAAGAGGATGCCGGGTTCTGCCCAGTCCCAAGTCGAGCGCAAGATGTCATCCCATAGCGCTGTAGCACTGACAGTCTTGTAGACCTGCCCCTCGAACACCAAGTCAAAGTCTGTGTCATCTTTAACTGCCTGCATGAACTCATCAGTCACAGCGACACTCATGTTGAACTGTGTAAGCTCAGTGCTGTTGTTCTTGGCGCGAATGAATGTCTCCACATCGGGGTGGGACACGTTCAAACAGGCCATCTGAGCGCCGCGCCTGTGACCTGCTGAAGCAATAGTCTTACATACAGCATCGAAGATACCCATGAAGCTCATAGGGCCAGAGCTTTTACTGTCGAGGGAGCGGATGAGGGAGCCATGTGGACGCAGGGTGCTGAAGTCATACCCAATGCCACCACCTAGCTGCATGGTCTTCGCTGCGTTTGCTGCTGCTTCCATGATGCCGTGCATACTGTCTTCGATAGTCATAGACACAAAGCAGTTGTAGGGTGTCACTCGCCGGGGAGCACCCATAGCGCTCTGCACACGCCCAGCTGGTAGGAAGCGCATGTTGTAGAGGATGCCACGGAAGGCCTCGAAGTGTTCCTCTCCATCTTTAAGTGCATCAGCTACGCGGGTCATTGCCTCCTTGAAGGTCTCGCCCACTGAGCGGTACTTCATCTTGTGTATCTCTTCACTGATACCAATGGTTGGCCCATAGATAGCTGTGCTGTTCATCATGTTCATAGTTCGTTTCCCTCAAGTTGATTTATACGCATCTCGCAGTAGCGGATGGCTTTCTTTAGATCGGTGATTTCTGATTGTTCTGCGGTCTGATTGGGGTAGGCTTTTGACCCAGCCCTGACTGCATATTTGACTATGTTGCCTATGTGGAAGGGCAGCTTGTTAGTCATGATAAATGTGATTGGTTCAATGACGTACTGTGTGTAATGCGAAGGCTTCACAACAATGTCTTCATGCTCCATCGGCTAACATCCTCCCGATCACTTCACGGTCAGACACGATGTAAATCTTGGAGCCAGCAGCTCCTCCGTTATGCTCTGAGACTTCAGTGATTGCCCCCGCATCAACTAGCTTCCTAGCCATGTGATAGACGGAATATCTTCCGTTGTTCTCAAGCAGGGTGGCTAAGGTAAACTCACGCCCATAGGTGTAGTCGTAAAACCACCGAAGCATAGCGCGTCTGGCAGACTTCCTTAGTGGCTTCTTGGTTGTAGCCCAGTCACCAGTTCTTTTGTCTGCCAGTGACAGGTACGAGCGGTCTATTTGGCTCTCATGGCGAAGCATGGCTTGCCCAAGTATGAACTCTTGCTCATCGTTAAGTTTGCATTTGAATGCGACACTCATATTCATCGTGTTGGCTCCCATAGTTTTACTGCCCCTGCATCATCATCCCAGTCCGTATGGCGTAGGATTCGAGCAAGCCGCGCTTGGGTCAGCGCGTAGTCGGCATCTAGTTTCTGCTTTTGATAGGCGGCGACCACAGCATTCCATGTCGGGTGTGTGCCCAGCGCCTTTGCTGCTGTCTTTGGACCCATCGTAGGGCACCCGGCATAGCCATCGGTTGGGTCACCAGTCAGGGTCTGTGTGAGGAAGTAGCTGTCAGCTTCAGACTGACTGATAGTCATCCTCTCGTTACTCTGCGGTCTGTAGAGTTTGCCGGGTATACTCTTCATGTCCTTATCGTCGGACACGATGATGGCCTTTGTGCCGGGGATAGACCCCATGATGCCCATGACATCATCAGCCTCTAGCTCATCGACTAACACATAGTCCCATGTCTCTTTGACCCACTCGACCATAGCTGAGTAGCCCACAGGCTTGCGTGTCTTCTTACGAGCTGCCTTGTAAGTTGGCTCTACTCCCCGGCGGAAGTTCTTGGAGCCTGAGAGCGTGATGACTACATCGTTTGCATTCAGTGCCTGCTTGAACCCATCGATCATGGAGTTAAACACACGCTTGGCTGCTGACAGGTCAGTCGATAGTGACCAGATGTCATCACCCCAGTCTGTCTCTTCTTCGACACTTGTTGCAGCTCTGAAGAGGTAAAGGTCTCCATCAATTAGCAGGGTGGGTTGGCTGTAAGACTTCTTTAAGGACATCATCGATGTCTCCTTTGACTTCCATACCGACCTCTGTGATGCACCATCGGCGCCCCCAGCTGTCAGTATCTACTTTTGTTGTGATGAAGCCCTCAGAGGCCGCTATGGCTATGTGCAATGCCCCGTCACGCGCAAAGTCAGACTTGACGGTGAAAGGGTTGCGCCATGCGCGGTCTAGGACAATGTAGAGAGACACAAGGTTCTCTATGTACTCATCGACTTCAGTGGGTCTCAAACCAAGTTCTTCCCACGGAATGCTCTGCGGCAATGGGGATTTTAAGGTTGAGAGTGCGGCCTGCTTCTTCCGCCATTCGTCGAGCGATATTACCGACATCTTCTGCTATTGCCTCGTTCTTACAGGCGACTTGGATTTCGTCGTGTATCCAGCCCACTATGTAGGCATCGTCGCCATGCTGTTTCTTGATTTCGTCATAGGTGAGAAGAACCCACCACTTACTGACTAGGCTCCCACAGCTTTGTAGTAGCTGAGAGAGGCACCTGTGCTCCGACCTGATCTTGAGCTTTCGCCCATCACAGGTCTTGATGTAACCACGGGCATAGGCTGCTTTGAGGTTCTTCTTCAGTGTGGCAAACGCTGGTACAGACTTAAAGAATTGCTCTTTGAGCTGCTTGCCTTTGGCTCTACCGCCATCCGTAATCTCACCTATACGAATGTCGCCGCCACCATACATTGTCGCATCGTTGTGTTCGACTGGGTTCGTTACTCCCAGCCCGTTCTCTTATGAACTGCTATATGTCGCCATATAGACCAGACTATATCTTCACCCTCTTTCGAGGGGCTGTGCGCTTCCACTCACTTGAGTGTACTCCCTTACGGGATAGTCGTTGCACCTTCCAGATAATCAATCGCTGCCCTCAATGTTTGTGTACTATCTTGCATTAAGCCTAAAGCTCTATTGCAGTTATGACAGAGTAGACCACGCACAGCCCCAGTTATGTGGCAATGATCGACTACAAGTTTCATTGAGTGGTGTTTAGCCATTACGAAGCCCTCTCCATCACATAACTTACAGCAATGGTTTTGGTCTTCGAGCATAGCTTCATAATCAGACACACCGATGTTGTAACAACGCTGAAGGTAATTCTCACTTTGACCGCGAGTAGAACAAACGTCACTACAGTGTAGGTGTGATGGGGCTAGGGGAGAAAAGTTAGCACCACAAATCTTACACGGCTTATCTTTAAAGAACCCTTGAGGGTACTTATCAGGACGCGCTGTGAATTTATCTGATGTTGGATTGTTTCTTGTGTACATGAGCACCTTCCTTTCGGAGGGCGCGATGTCTTATCTAGCTTGGCTCAGGATTGTCTTCGAGAGAGTTTCCCTGAGTTCACACAGTTTTAATCGAGAGGTTGCCCTCAAGTCATCCCATTGAGATGAATGTTTTCGCTTGGTCTCGCGTAGCAAGACCTGCTGCCTGTTGATTGTATGTATGGATGTCACCTTCTAGTATCTGCTTGGCATACTCACCGCCATCGTATGGGTGAAGATAAGAGGCGAGTCCTCTCAATTCGATTCCAGATAAATCAGCACCACAGAGCACCCAGCCCTCTGGAACACCAAAGAGACTACGGCACTGTTCGCCATAAGGAGACCGTGCGCTGGGCACAGTCGCCAAGTTTGGAGATGAATGCGCCGCTCTGGTGCTGGTAGTGGCCAAAGGATCGATGCGATGCCTAATGCGGCCATCTGCATCCACCTTCTTGAGCCATGCACCATTGCCCTCTGCCAACATGCCGATCCGCTTTTGTATCAGCTTGAAGTCAGCAAGACGCTTGGCCTCTGGGTACGGAAGTTTGACC